ATAAATTAGGTCTATCTACGTACTCCCCGTTTATAACAGTCTTTTGAATAATGTTTTTATCAGGGTAAGCTTTAATCATTTTGTCAAATACAACTCTTTTAATCATCATACATCCTGTAGGACTATGAGTTACTTCCATAACCCCCTTATCAATTTGTATGTTTTGGTAGTTCTCTACTCTCATAGGGTAAGTATTCAACCATTTTTTTAAGTCCGAAGACTGTTCAATTTTTCCTTCTTGTATCTTTTTATATAGTTTATCCCACATCATTGTTTTAAGAGGATAGGGTATTGATAAAACTTCTTTATCTTTTTTAAGCATTTCCATTATAGAATCTGCCTTAAAATAAATATCTGAATCAATAAATAATAAATGAGTAAAATCAGATTCTAAGAAACCTGCTACACATAAGTTTCTTCCTTGTGTAACTAAAGATGATTTAACTAAAGAAAAAGTAATTTTTATTTTATTTTTAATACAAAGTTGTTGTAGCTCTAGTAAAGCTTGTGTGTAATGAATAGAGCACTCACTGTGTACTGGTGTTGCAACCATTATAGAATATTCAGATTGTCCGGTGTCCGGTTTCCACATCGGGACAACCGATTTTTGGAGAGGTTGTGAACTTATTTTTATTTCTTTTAGTGTTTGGTAAGTATTTTTATTTACTGTTTCTTTCACTAATGGCTCCTTTCAAAAAACTAGACCATTCCATTCCTTTTTTTTCCCAATTATAAAATCTTTTATAAAACTTTTGTTGTTCCTCTAAATGATTTTGTATAAAATCTTCATGTAGATAACTTGCTGCAACTTCAATAGCTGCTGCTGTATCTCTAGCCATAATTTCGTAATTAATAGAATAATTAACGTATACCGGCCATTCTGCACATGTTTCATATAGAGCTCCAAAATTATTTGTTACCACATGAACTCCAGATGCTAAAGCTTCTAATGCTGATGCACATGAAGTTTCTTCAAACACACTTGGATAAACAAACATGTCATAATTAGGCATCTTCTTTCTAATATACTCATTTGGTTTATAACCAATATAATTTACATTTGGTAATTTTTTAGCTTGTTCATACAAAGGTTTAAATTGATCGTCATTATTTTTTTTAAAGTTATCGCCATAGACTTGCGTTGAGCTATAGACATCTAATATAATATTAGGATTTTTAATTTCTTGCATTGCACGTAATAAAACATTTAATCCTCTCCAAGGAGTACAATGATGTATTAATTTTATAGGATCGCCTTTTTTATATATTTTTCTTTTAGGAAATTTATCTATACCATTTTTAATAACTACAGATCTTTCAGTTGGTATATCAAAAAAATATCTAAATTTTTCATAATTCCAATGACTATTGAATACATACCAATCATATTCACTATGTCTTGATTTATCTGAAAAGAATGTTTTTAGGTTTGGTTGATCCCAAGAATTCTTTTGCCAAAGTATATTTATTTTATTAGGATCAATTGGAACCTTACCAGGAATAGAAGTACATATCTGTACTTGATCTAGTAGCTCTTTTGAAACATGCTTGTGAAGCATTTCCATTTGTAGCTCAGTGGCACCACGGGGTTGCATTATTTTTTAGTTAACGCTCCCATAGAAACCTTAGTAACTTTAATTTCAAGGTCTTGTCTAAAGTCATCCACAGTAGTGTCAGTGTTGGCATCAGCAACATCGTTATCAAAATCAGTTTTACTAGCATATACTTTGCCTGTTCTTTTGTGTTTAATAATTTCTTTTGCTTCTGCGGGTATTTTAATTAAATCAGCCATATTTTTTTATACCTTTATTTACAGTTTTTGTCTAGCCTTTTCCTTGGCCTTTATAACGTTTTAGTCTTTTCTGTCTCTTCTCACTTTTAGATAAAGACTTCTTATGTTTTCGAGGACCTCTTTTTTTAGGCTTATCTCTTTCGTGATAGTCTTTAAATTTTCTAGCCATTTTCCTGTGACCTATCTATTAAGGCATAACTTACAGCACCTGTAATTTCGTTAGCTGTAGCTGCTTGCATTTCAAGGACATCACTTGCTTCTAAGTTTAGAGATTCTTTAATTAAATTGTCGGTAGACTTGTTTAAAGAAACATGTCCTATTTGAACACGGGAAGCTCCTGATTTTGTTATAAATAAATCTGTATCTACACCACTTGCAGTATCGTGAACTGCTTGTACATTTTTAACAATAATAGTTCCATCTGCAGGACAAGTTAAAACTGTCGTAATATTAGTCGTAGTTAAATCAAATGTTTCGCTTTTATATCTAATTGTCATGACATAAAATAATTAAAGGTGTTTTGTTCATTTTTAATTTCTTCTTGATAGGAAGTATTTAACTTATCTTTTAAAGTTTGTAAAGACTGAGCCACTTGTCTTTGATTTTCTTCAGTATACTGTGGTGTTGGTTCTGGTATTATTATATCTACTCTTGCCATTATCTCATTCCATCAGGTTGAATATCTGCTCTAAAAGTACCATATCTCCAATTCTGATCAGTAGATGTATTAGCAATTTTTACACTAGCAAATCTAGATCTTGCACGAGTGTCCACTTTATCTGTAGAGCTTGTTACAGTGAAAGGGCCGAGAGGCGACGATGTTGAAGCGTCATTTGGGTATCTTCTTAAATTAATAGTAATCTCTGCATTACCTGTAAGTAATTTAAAATCAGGTACAAATCTTCTCATACTCATAAAATTCTGACCTTCCCCTAAATCAAAATCTCCAGATTGTATAAATGCTTCAATAGCTGTTTTATTACCTACAGCATCCACTTCATTGTTGCCTACTTCGTGAGCGTAATAAGTTGAAGCTCCATTGATGTTGGTTATTCCTTGAATTGTAGGAAAAGTTGGTATCGCTGTTCCATTAAACTCTGTTGCGTATGGGTTAGAATATAAAGTTGAATCCTGCCAAGACGTTCTTGATAAAGATCCTGTTGTCCAAGTATTTTCTACATAGTTATAAGTCACAGTCCTATCAATAGCAGTTGATGTACTTTTAGGATAGAACCAACTAACTTCGTCATACAAATGATTTAAACCTGCATAAATCTGTTCTCCATTATTATAGTTTAATCCTAAATTATCTCCTTTGTTTGTAAAGACAAAATCTTCTACTAAACAAGGAACTGATTTAACCGTACCATCGTAAACAAAAAAACCACCTGCTTGACCCATCCACCATACTCTACCATTAGCATATTTAATTGCATGCTGGCCAATCAATCCACAGTTGCTTCCAACTTGTCTTATTGAAAAAGTAAACGGAGGTCCAACAAACTGCATCACGTATGCAGAAGTATCCGTTACTATTAAAATATAATCTTTAGCTTTTGCAGCTCCAACAATTGTAGTACCACTATCTAATCTAAAGGTACCTGCAGTATTAACTGAAGTAGGAGTATAATCAGATAAGTTTTCTTGATCACTAAATCTAATAAACATCGGGTCTTTTGTTGAAGGAGATCCTATAGTTGTTTCGGTTCCTAATACAATTAGGTGTCTATCTCTTTCAGATACTATTGACATAATTGATGCTGTAGGTGCCCCTGATATTGTATTTGCTCTTGTTGTTAGAGCTAAAGGGTCTGCATGAATAGGGTCCCATTCAAAAGTTTGTCCATTTTTAGCTGTAGCTACTAATTTTTCTCCAAAATGATCTAAAGACCAAGAAGCAGGTTCTAAAGATACACTTGACGATAATGAAGCTGAACCCCAACCTGTAACAGCTTCCACAGAAGCACCACTAGAATGCGCTGATCTTGTGCCCCCAACATCTCTTGTAATTCCAGTTAAACTAGTCGTTGTTATTCCTGTGTAAGAAATATATTCTGCTCCTATTAATACTGTGCCTGTTGTTGGAAATCCTGTTGTTGAGATAACAGTTATACTTGTTCCAGCACCACCCGTACCTGCAGTGTCATCTAACAATGCACCATTTAATACTGTTACAATTCCAGAAGCTCCTCCCCACCCAGAGGTACCCCAACCAAAACCTGCAGATTGGTTTAATGGACCAAAACGAATATAAGGATTAAGACTAGCTGATCCACTTGTAGCAACAGTAGTTGCTGCATTAGCTGCCATTGTAATTGTAAAAGTATCTGAGCTAGGAACACCTACAACTTCAAAACTATTTGTAGTAAAATCTGAACCAACATAACCAGCACCAACTGGTGGGGTTACTGAAGTAAAAGTAAAATAATCGCCTTCTGCTAATCCATGTGCTATTTTATTAACCGTGATTGTTGGTGAACCACTTACGGTAGTAAAAGTTGCTCCGGTAATTACCGCAGCTAATGGAGTAATATCATAGAAAGAACCTTCATAATAAATAGCTAATACTTTATTAGTACCTAAAGCAACGTAACGTCTACCATCTAAATCTGCCCAAACAATTTGTTCTCTTACAACTCCTGCTAAAGTGTTTGTTGTCAGCTGCTGCCAACCTCCTATTTTTTCAGGTAGTCCGTATCTAAATCTAACAAAATCGCCATCAGTCCATTGACCTTCTGCGCCTGTTTCTGTTACTTGTTTATTAAATCCTGGTGCTATTTGTACATTTGTTAAAGGCATAATCTTATTTTACAACAAAAGTTAGTAGTAGTATAGAACTTGCTATTTTACAAATGCAGGTAGGCCTAACATAGGTCTTCCATCGAATTTGTTTTTCTCAGCAAATGGGCCATTTACATGATTATAATGTAAAAATACTTGACCGCATATGTTACCTTCAAAAGGCTCTCGCCAATGTTCAAGTTCACAACCACTATATACTAGCATATCACCTACTTCAAGCAAGACCTTAGTGCCTGCAGGAGCGTCTGGTTTAACTAAATTTTGTTTTTCATTGACTACATTATTAGCACCTGTTCCATCAATGAATATAGGCCATGGCTCACCACCCAAGTTTATTGTCGTAGATATTTCACAGCTTGGTCTGTCTTTGTGTCTATGTAAAGTATCTCCGTTCTTATAAATTCTTGCGTATGAATAAGTAGGGATTAAATCTAATCCTGTCTCAGAAGCCATGACTGGTAATACTTTCATTAAT